GCATAGCTGCTTCTTCATTTTTCAATCTAATTTCTTCAGCTGCTCTTTTACCTCTTCCTGTATCAAGGCCCTCACCTATAGCATCCAATGCTGATGTGTCGAAATCATCTCCTAATATCCACTTTGCAGCTCTCTTACCTAAGAAACTTATCATCTTTCTAGGTATAAAGGTAATGCCGTTAACAATCATTGCTAAGAAGTCAACGAAATATAACATTGCAACTTTTAGAGTGTCCATAATACTTGCGCCTGGTCCTAATGAATCCTGTAACGCTTTAAATCCAAGGTATAAACCACCAACTAATGCCATAATAGCTAGGATTGGTACTAATATTGGAGCCATTGCCGCGATAATTGGAACCATTGCAGCCATCATACCACTAAATGCAGCCGTCATACTAGGTATAAATGTGGTCATCATGAATACTCTAAATACTTTGGTCAGGGTAACTAAACCTCTGAATACTTTCATGAATGCACCACCAACTGATGCCATCATTGATTTTAGATTTGCCATCATGTTAGCAACAAAGTCTGATATCATGAATGTTCTAAATGCCATAAATCCATTCTTTAAGAATCTTATAGCTCTTAAAACTTTAGGTAATATCATTAATCCAAGACTTCCTAGAATAACAGAAAACGATGTAAAGTTTTCATCAATAGTTTTCCTCATTCCTTCCATATCGCCATTAATAAATTTATCGATTGTATCAACGATTGCACCAACAGTATCAATAGCCTTTCTTACAATAGCACCAAATGTTTCTGGTGAAAAGAATAGTGTGGCAATACCTGCAATACCAGCTAGGAAGCCAGCAGTTTTTGCAACTTTACCTCCACCACTTTCAATCTTATCAGCCATATTAGACAATAAAGAATTAGCCTCTTCTTGTTTCTTTAGAGCTTCTCGTCTTTCTTCTTCGGTTAGTATACCTTTTAAAACAGCTTCTAATTGTGCTTGAGCTAAATCGATTTGTTGTTGGTCACCGGTTTCAAGAGCAGCTTCCAATGCATCTTGACTACTAGTAAATGAAGATTTTAATTCATCAAGAAGTGGGTCACCAGCTTCGGTAGTCATAGACAATTTGTTTAAAGCCTTTTTACCATCAGTTTGTGCTTTAGTCTGTAATTCAATTAAATCTTTTTGACCTGATAATTCTTCGGTTAATCTCTTTAATGAGTTAACTGTTTCATCACCTTCAATAGCATTCTTCTGTGATTCTAGAATGTTATTAGCTTGGTCGTTTAGACTAACCATTTCGGATAATCTATTATCCAAAGCTTTAGATGTATTGCTATTTTCTAGGGTTGCAAGGACTGCATCCATTGTTCCTTGAAGAGCATCTGCTCTCCTAGATTCACCACGACTATTTAAGTCTTCAATCTTATTTCCAAGCTTAACAGCTTCAAGTAGAGTTTCTTCTCTTTTAGCTGAGCGTTTTGTACTACCTTCTGTCTTTTCCAAAAGGGCCTTTATGTTCTTATTCGTGGTGTCTTCTGCCATTTACCTATTCCTTATTATTAAAGCGATTATCTATCCAACACTTTCCATAATATACTAAACCTAACCAAATGGTAATCATTAAACCATCAAAATAGCTTAGGTTGTTTAACTCTGATAAACCTTCCATTATTTCTTACCCATTGCTTGTGCACCAAAGAATGCAGCAACAATACCAGCAACAGCAATAAAATATACTCCTGCCATATCGCCAAGAATATCAGCAGCCTTTTCATAACCGACTACATTAGAGCCAATTACTAATACTGGGTAAAGAAGCATTCCATATAGTGAATACCAAGCCATTTGTCTTTGTGCATCTCTCATTGCATCAGCATCTTCAAGCTCTTTACGTTTAAATTCGAGATACATATCCTGTTCTCTTTTGGTCACCTTTCCGTCTCCGTTGGTGTCTGCGGGATGATATCCTGCGTTTTTAATTTCTTCTTCCATCATTTATACCTTTTATTCTGTGCCTTTTGTTTTTCGTTCTCTTCTTTAATATACTGCTGTAATAGCGTTACGTATATTTCCCTTTCCCATGGTAGCATATTCTCTAATTCAGTTAAACTATAATTGTGATGTTGCATCATTGCAAAATTCACTTTGTAATAGTTCACAAGTGTATCATGCGAAAGGCCTAAGTAAAAAAATTCTGAAGGCCTCTTAACTCTACCTTATTATCATTATCGCATTTATTACATTTCCATTCAACTGTGTGAGATAGTGCCGGCATTCCCTGGAACCACTCTGTAATACTTGCAAACTGTGATGCATTTAATCCATCTATAAATCCTGTTAGTGATTGTTCTGTTTCACTATCAGCAGGATATACATTATCGGCATCAAAAATATTATCAATTGATACCATAATTAATCCCATTGTCGATTCCATCTTTTGTTCTGGGGTTAGGCTATCTAAATCCTCAGTACCAAGACTTTCTAATTGTTTAACTGATGGGTATTTAAAAGTAATACCAACATCATCAGTCATCATAACAATTTTATCGTCCTTTTCAGGAATGTCCATTGTGATTTTTTCCAATGGTATACTATGTTTACCAACATCATCACAATCATCATTACGACATTTTAGAGAAATATCTGCTGTTTCTCCTACAGCTTTTGACCTTAATTGTAAAAACAAGTATTCAAGGTCAAAACTCGTTAGGTTATCAGTTACTACTGTATCAAATGTACAGGCTGATAACACATCCTTTAAGCTTCTCATAATTAGTTTATTATCTTTAGATTCTAAAGCAACCATGAGGACCTTTTCTTCTTTCACAAGGAAAGGTCTAAATTCAATTTCTTCTCCAGTACTAGGTATAACCGTAGTATATTTCGAAGCATTCACTACTGGCAAAGCCATAATTTTCTCCTATTATATTATCCAAGTAGGTCTGCAACAGAACCAAGCACAGAGGCTGTGGAACTTAACGGACCTTCTACAACATATTTATCATATGAAAAAGTAACCGATAACTTAGCATATTCTCCACTATCCTGAGATAGGTCGATTTGGTTTACAGTTGTCGGAAAAGCTTTTTCTAATTTAACGCCATACACTGGCTTATTATTATTATCCAATTGCTGAATTATTACATCAGTTGAATAATCGTTTTTATAACCCACAGTAAAAGTATCTACATCGATTACACCTGATTGCCAACCATCAAACATTGTCTTCATATAGTAATCATTGGTTAAAACAAAGCTCATTGTAACTTCGCCATCAATAATAGTATATGGAAACTGATTAACCTGTCGGTCAAGTGCAACATCACTTGTAGAAATAGTTCTACTTGGGAAATTCACAGAATCACATAACAAAGCTATATCCCTAGGGTCATTAATTAAATTCTTGACACTAGGAGTATTACCAGAAAGTAAAGAACCAACTAATACTTCTGGATTTAAATTTAAAAGAGATTGTGTAGGAGGTGTAAAGATTACATTAAATCTATTTGACCTGGCTATTCCGCCCTTTTTGGCGATTGTACTTTTTAATGTATCGATGTTACCATTACTTCCAAACATATTTAACTCCTAGCAATCTTAATACTTTCAGCCCATACTTTAGTTTTAGTGGACTTAGTAAATTGTTCTGTTGGTAAGAATACAGCAATTTCCCATTCGGTCATTGGTACTCTAACCATTTTTGATTTGACATGACTTGTTAAGTAATGTTTAAAACAGGGTTTAAACTCTTTATACTTACTGACACCTTTTAACAATTCATAACGCATTTTAGTTAAGCGCGTTTTATCTTTTAAATTCTTTGGTGCAGTTTTCATTAACTCATCAAGGAATTTAGCTCTAATGTCTGGTCTTAGGTAATGTAAGTTTAAACCGTAGAATCCATTAGGTGCTTCCTCAACCATAATCGTCATAGGAAACCTATCGTAATAAGGTAATGTCTTTTTCATCTTAGGGTCATAGAAATACATATACATATTACCAGCTATTTCAGTAGAAACAGGGTCAAGAGCATCATCTCCGAGTAATTGTTTTCTATTAACACTACCTAGGTCTTTAACTTTCTTTTCAAACCAGGCTCGTGATTGTTTAGTCCGTGCAGTAACTCCTGCGCGGAATGCTTGTGCTTGTAGAGTGTCGAATAAACTAGCCATATAGTCTATTTATACTAGCTTTTCAAGAGTTTGATGCCAAGATTCTTTAAAGTTTCTTCTGTCCATACCTGAAACTTCCATCCTTTATGGTCTGCATATTGTTGTGCAGCTTGCCATTTAGAAGTATTCTTTACGTATGTCATCACTTCATTGATATATCTTTTAGTTTTAGCTCTCTTTTTAGGTGGGATTGTTTCCTTTTTTGGTTTGATTTCTACCAAAATGATTTCACGATTGTCTAATTCAACTAATAGGTCGACATAATACCGATGTATTTTGTTATCAGTTCTGCATTTGTAGGGGATTACGATATCTTCTGAGTTCCATTTCTTAACTCGAGGAGATGATTCACACCATCTAAACGTTTGACGTTCCCATAATGAACGATATACTACCTTGGTTGGGTCACCAATGTACTTATTCTTATTCTTTATTGCGTATTTACCTTTATAACTCATGTCCAAACCTTATAAATAGATTGTATAGTTGATTTAACATAGTTATTTATAGGACAAAAGAATGGCAAATACAATAGCATTTCCTTCAACATTGAGAAAAGATATCGACGATGGTACAGCAAATCATGTCTCTTTTCAAATCATTGGAGATGGATTAGACTCAAACTTATTTAAGATACATCTTTACATTCCACCAAACTTTTCACTAGGTGATAGTGCTAACTTTGGTTCAATTGACCTGGGTATGATTAACGCTGTAACAGAAAGAGATACATTAAGAAAGCAGGCAAAAGAAGAAGGAAAGAACGAAGCAGATATCGAAGCAATCGGTATAGGTGCAATGATACTCAAATCAGTAGGTGTTGACCAATTCGGTGCAGCAGATGCAGCAATGCAAAAAGCAGGAGTTGCAGTTAACAATGCCACAACTTTAACCTATGAAGGGTCATCAATCAGAACATTTACATTAGGATTTACACTTGTAACAGAGTCAGCAGAAGAAGCACAGGTAGTACGAGTGATTGAAAACACCTTTAGAAAGTATATGTATGCCAAGAAAGAGGGTGAATACA